ATTTTGATGCCAATAATTTCTTTTTGGTTTACCATTTTTATCTTTTACAATATTACCTTCAAAATCTTTTATGTGTGGACCCATCTCTTGTAATTCTAACATACGTTCATGATCTTCTGGTGGTACATAAGTTCCCCAATCAGCTCCTCTAAGTACAGGTTCGTATTTAGGAAACCTACAACGTCTTCCAAGTAGAGTTTTGATCTGTCCTTTACTTTGTCCTGCAGTCATAACCTTATTCATTAATTGTTTTACGAAAGGTGCCTTAGCGTGGTATTGTGAAAATAATTCTTCGGCATGATCTTTATCAACACCTAACTCTGCTTGAAGTTTTGCTTTACCCATACCATAAAATAATCCAAGGTTAATTGTTTTTGCTTGTGATCTCGGTATGTGTGCCATCTCAGCTACAATTTTGTGAAAGTCTGTTGAAGGATCTGTTTCATAAGAATCTGCAATTGCATTTACAGAAGGTAAAGAAAATTTTAATGCGTAGTGTGCAACGAGCCTTGGTTCCTGTTGCGAGTAATCAAATGTTCCCCACTTACAACCTTCTTCAGGTATAAATAAACTTCTAAGTAAGGGCCCTGTTTCCGGATCCCTGGCGGGTATTTGCTGTAGGTTTGGATTTGAATAACTAAATCTACCTGTAACAGTTCCACCTTGATCAGAACGTATCTGGTTTATATCAGCATGTATTCTACCATTATGTTCATGTTTAATAATTGAATCAATAAATGTAGTTCTAACCTTGTTTATTTTACGTGCTTCTGCTATCATGTTTACTACAGAATTATCATGATTAGTTATAAAATTTTTAGTAAATGAAGGAGAGTCCGTCTTTTCAGTTCGGGTATAAGGTAGCTTCAGTTTTTCAAAAACTTTCGCAATACTTGCTGCAGCCCATATTTGAGTATCTACTCCTGTTTCTATTTTTATTTGTTGTAATAAGTTTTCTTCTTTTGCTGCCAGTGCTGTTTTCAATTGACTGGCTTTCTCGATATCTACCCGAACACCTAGGTGGCGCATATCAACTAAACAAGGAAATAGATCAGTTTCAAGATTAAATATGTCTTGTAGGTTATCTTCAACAATTACTTTTTTTAATTTGTGCCAAAGTTTTAAAGTTATCTCTGCATCTTTTTCTGCGTAAGCTCCTACTTCCATTGCAGGTAATCTCCACATATCAGCTTTTGGATCTAATCCTCTCGACTTAGCTGCTTCAACTAATCTTGCTTCACTTTTACCTTCACCTAAATGATTCCAGGACAAAGTGTTTAGTGTATATGAAAATCTATTCTCATCTATAAGACTGGCTGCAATCATGGTATCTATTATTAAACCATTGATTTTTATACCTAAATTTCTAATCCAACATACGTCGTACATTGCATTATGAAATATTTTTGTAGCAGGTGATTCACAAACATCTCTAAACCAATCTAAAGTTTTCTTACGCTCCATGTTTGGTCCTTCACCATGAGCAATTGGAAAATAATTTTTATATCCATCTACTGCTACAGCTATACCTACTACTTCACCATCACCAGCAATTGCACCTGAACCTGTTTCTTTTAAATTTGGATCACGTGTTTCTAAGTCAATTGCAATTTCATTTGCCGATCTAAGATCCGGATACTCTGTAGGTACTACCCATTCTGTCTGTGCTACTATCATATTAATTTACTCCAAAAATAAATAGTAATTAATGTATAAAAAAATAAATCATGCACTGCTTTTGGATTCATTTCTTTTTTAAATCTTTCATTGTTTTAATTTGTAATTCACAATAATGAATTATCTTTTCCAAGTCTTGTATGCCATTTTTATTTTTATAACGACACACATACTTTATAACATTCCCCTGGAAAAAGGAAAGGTCGTTCTTAGAAATAAATTCATATGGCTGTATGTGAAAGTCTTTGTAGTGACTCCCGCCTATCTGCTTATCTTGTGGAAATGCTTCATCGAACATATCTTTACTTGTCATAACTGGTAACCCTTTCTTGATGTGTTTAGTTTTATTTTATATAAATTGTTACGTGCTCTTGTGGTTCCTACGTACCAAACTCTATGTTCTTCATCTGCTTTGTCTTGACTTTGTTTTATGGCTTCAATAATTTTTTTGCCCATATCCAAACATAGAATCACATTGTCCTGCTCTCCACCTTTTATAGCGTGTATAGTTGATAACCATATTCTTGCAGGTTCTTTTAAATTTTCTTTGTTTTCTAAAAGACGTAATAAATATTCTTTACTAACATCTTCTTCTAATTTAAATGCATCAAACCAAGTTTTGTTTTTATTTAGTTTTACTTCTCCCGTAAAATTTTTTATATTTTTTAATTCTTCTTCAGTTAACTCTCTACCTTTACGCCATTCATTGTAACTATTCATAGCATTAAACATTGTAACCTTAACACTTTTGCCCCTGTTACTTTCAAAATATAAACCTTTTTCTATTAACATATCTTGTATTTTCAAAAGCTTAGATACTGTTCTAGTTATAATTAACCATTTACCTTTAGTTAGATCTATCTCATCTAAATTATATATCTCTTCACATTTACCTTGATAGTTTCTAGGGTAATACTTTTTTAATTTTCTAATGCCTACAATATTATTGATAGGTATAGTGGATTGTAATTGAATTGATTTAGATACTCTTTTTGAATAGATTAATGTTTTTTCTTTTGCAGGTTCTGCAATAAATCTTTTTACATCTGCACCGGCCCACGCAAATATAGCCTGATCATCATCACCTGCTAAATAAATATCTTTAGTTTTTGTTTTTAAAATATCAAATAGTTTCCACTGTAATGGAGAAAGGTCTTGAGCTTCATCAATAAATATAACATCAAATTCTGGTATGTTCTCAGGTTGATCTGTTAAAATTTGAATTATGTTATTAAAATCTAGTAGTTTCTTTTTAGATTTATATTCCAATAAGTTATTGTAGATATGATCTAATTGTTTCCAATTTACATTTCTTGGATCGTGTTCTTCTAAATCAAATTCTTTTTTAATGTCTGTACATTTATTTACTGCTCTACTTATTATTTGAAAATATGGGTTTTCAAAACCTAGATAAAAAGATTCGTCTTTATTGTACCTATCATAAAATTTTACTTGAAGATTTAATTTTTTACCAAACTCTTCATAGTGATAGGGTTGCATAATATCTTCTTGACTAATATTTAAATCATCAACTTTAATACATTCAAATGCTAAAGCATGAAGTGTTTTAAAATATCTTAATTTTTTATTTTCAAATGGCATTCTTTGCTTTGCTTCTTCTGCAGCTTTCTTAGTAAAAGCAAAATAACCTATACGATGTAGAGGTGTTTTATATTTTCTTATATAAGCTTTAGCTCTATTAATTAATTTATACGTCTTACCTGTACCTGGAGGACCATAATATTTATAGATCATACTATATTGTCTTGACTTTCTATCTCTATAGTTTCTTTTACTTCTTCTGGTTTTTCAAAAATATGTAGAGGTATTCTTGCAGTTCTTATTGCTTTGAAATAATTACCCTCATCATCTTGACCTGGGAATCTTTTTTGTTTACCAAACAAAGCTCTTTTGTTTTGATCCTTGTCTTCACCATTAAATAGTTCATGTGAAATCATGTATGATGTTTTCTGTGCATCGTATTTCCATTCTTCATTTTTTAATTTGTCAAAAAATTTATCAAACACAAACCATGCAAACTCACCTTCAACAAAAGGTCTACCACTTTCAAATGACATATAGTTTGTAGCCTGAGCCCCGTATATATGTTTCTCTAATAATTTTTTAAGTATATCAATTGGACTTGTACCTTCTGCAGGTTCTATGATTTCTACTTTATCTTCTGGACTACTTAGTGTTTTTAAAATTTGATCAAATTTATCTTGTTTTATTGTAGGTGCTGTTATTAAAGCTTGTTCAAATAATACATTTTTAAATTCGTGTACTTGAGTTAGTTTATATGTATTTTTACAATGCAATTGTACTGTTTCTCCACCTTCTTTTTCTACTGTAACTCTCCACTCTGGATTAGGTTTTATATTTATCTTCTGTAAATTACTTAACATTGGATAATTTTCTTTTTCACCCGATAAAACACCATATTTTCTTTTAATACACAAAGCTTTCATACAATGTGGTTCTAGTAATGGATCACTACATGTAAAACCTTTCTTTTGTTTTTCCCAGTTTTTTATTTTTGATTTTATGTGATCGTCTGTCCAATTTTCATCAAATTTAAAATAATCTCTACCTGCTTTTACAATCATTTTTTTCCAAGTATCTTCACCAGGATATTTTTTTTTAGCAAAGACCATGTAGTTATATAAAAACCTATCTCTACCATCTGTAAAAGTCATTTGTTCTTTAGTTAGTTTCTGTAAACATGGTGGTCCATCTTCAAATTCTTCTCCACCACCTTTTAGTTCTGAATAAATTATATTTTCTTTTATTTTTTTAAAATCTTTTGGATCTACTAAATTTAATCCAACTGTTTGTACAAATTTTTCAAATGGCATTTGACTACCATCTATATCTAATGCTTTTCTATCATCACCGTTGTATGGTAAATTAATAAAATTACCATTAGATACTGTCCCATCAGTAGATATTAACTGTGTTTGTTTTGGAAATATTTCTGTTGCATGAGGTAACTTAAATGGAACCAACAACTCTTCTAAAAAACTTCTTATCTCTTTTGCTTTAACCAACCGAGTGGTGAATACATATAAATGTAATCCACCACTTTTTGATAATATGGGTATTATTGGTAGGTTTTTATCTTGGATGACATCAAGATAAAATTTTTTATCTATTGGATATTTATCTACATCAATTGCACCAAATCTAGCCATGCCTTCATCAGTACAAGGTTGTATTCCAATTGATTTAATTGCTTTTAAATGATCTAAATAATCTTGATTAGTGACTGGTTCTTTAGTCCATTCATGTTTCCATTTTTTCTTTCCTGTTTCCGGATCTATGTAACCGTCATCAACTTTGCAGACACCATAACTTCTAGTTAGTCCACTAAAATATTCTATATATTCTTTCATTTGTCATCCTTTTTGATTTTTTTAAAGGCGGTTCCAGTCTCCCTTCACCGCCTTTGTACTCTAGCCGAGTTATTCCCAATGGGAAACTATATAATGTCTTTTGATTTAGTTTCTTCAACTTTTTCATACTTAGGTTTATTTAAACCAGATGATACTTGTTGATGAAACTCTTGACCCATTTGATACAAAGATGCATCTTTTTGATCAGAAATATCTAACATTCTAACCAACGATGGTTTGTATATATGCCAAGTTTTATCACGCGCACTTTTTTCAGCAGTCTGTAATTTAAACATTGCTGAGTAAGCTGCTGGTTGAAAAGAACCTTTTTCATCTGTCATTGACAAATTGGAAATAAGATCGTTCAACTTTCTAGCAGGTGTAAGATTAGATGATCTCATTGTGATCACTGCTTTTCTTGGCGCACCATTTATCATTACAATAATGTAAAAGTACATAGTTTTTTCAAGATAGTTACCATTTTGTAATCTATATTTTATACCACGCATTTCTTCTTTTGCATTAGCAGGTGGAGTTAAATGTGTTCCAACCGGTGCTGACGGACTATCTCCCATTTCTTGCCACTCTGGATATCTAGTCTGTGTATGTGCTACAATAACTTCAATACCTTTTTCACCATCCATAGGTTGTCCGAAACTATTAGAATATAACATTCCAGGATCAGCACCTTCTACATGTTTAGGGCTTCTTGAGTTACACTCTGGTGATAGTTGATGTAAGATTTTCAGAATCGGTGTTGATACGTCATCTGATTTTATTTCCTCTGCACCTTTACCTGAATCAGCTCTAAGGTTTAGAGTTGCTAGTGCACCTGCACTATCTTTTTTTACGACTTGTTTGTCCATACTATATCTCCTTATTAGTTTAGTATTTTATTAGTTTATTTTTTATTAGTTATGCTCGTACTTATTTTTTCATACGAACTAAACAGATCAGTAGGAATTTCAAAATTTTTACCTTTTAAATCCGACATCACTGCTGAGAGTCGAGCGTGGTGAACTTTCTCGTCTTGAGTTGGTTCATAGCCACGCTCCCTCGCAAGGCTAGCATATTCGACAGCCTTGTTATCTTCGCCTTGACCAAATGATACTACGATATTATTATCTACAATATCACCTAAGCCATTGTCTCGAAGCCATTTAATTGCTTCAGCTTTTTTATCAGCTATTATTGAAGCAAAAAACCTATTTTTAACTGACAGTTCAGAACCATCTTTTAGTTTCAAGGTTTTTAAATTCATCTTGTCCATTAATTGTGGAATAGTTACTCCACTAATATAATTGTACTGTGATTTTAATTCTTTTAATTTTATTTCTGCAGCTATTACTTCTGCACCAACAGTTTTTAACTGTTCAATTGTTTCTGATAATAATGTTGGATCAATTATATCAGTTTGATCTGGTGCATCTTTTCTTAAATTTATATCCATAATACTTCCTTTCGTAAAAGGTATATAGGATTTTTATATCCAAATGTCAATACTAATTTTGAAAAATATTTATCTCGATTGGATAATAAGTTTTTTCTTGTCTGTCCCATTTTAACAATTTATATTTCCCGTTCGTCATATCAGAAACAATAGAACATGTCACTCCAATAATTGCAGGATCCCCTGATAATAATAAGAAATCATCATTTGTAAAATTTTTTAA